GAAGGGATTTTCTGACCAAAGTGCAGGCGAGATAGCAAAACAAACTGGTAAAGAAGCTTTAATAGCGGGTGCATTTGAAGGTGCAGGACAAGTTCTTTTTAAAACTTTAGGAAAATTATTTAGCCCAAGCGGTTCAAGATTGTCTCCAGAAGATTTAAAATTAGCAGGTGAATCTATGGAGGCTGGAATTACGCCTAATTTAAGTTCATTGGGATCTGCTAGTTTAATATCAAGACAGCAAGCATTAGCCGAAAGAATTTTTAAATCTTCTAAAAGATTGACAGACAATCACAACGCTATAACTGCTAAAATAGCAAAATTTAGAGAAGATGCAGGAGCTTCAGACATAAATGATTTAGGTAGAATATTAAAAGAAGCCGCCGAAACAGGAAATACTAAATTGTTAAAAGAAGAAGCTGAATTATCTGCTCAAATAGTAGCTCATATGTCTAAAGCCGCAGATGAATTAGGAATGGCGGCTAAAGTTGATGCTAGTGCAATCAATCAAGAATTATTTGATACATTAAGTCAATCTTTTAAATATTTTGATGACTCTATGGAAACTGCATTTAAAAAAATAGATGCTATGAATACATCTACCCTTGGAAATTCAGACATCATTCCTTCTGGAAGTTTGAAAGTTTTAGTCAATAAACTTGGAGGAACTAAAAGGTTTCAAGATCTTCCAAGAGGATCTGAAACTTTAACTGGTCAATTAGAAATATTAAATTATATGGGTAAGATTGGTGACAGATCTTCTTTTGCTAAATTATATACTGCTAGAAAATATTTACTTGATATGAAAATGAACTACGGTAAAGAACAAGGAATTTACAATACAGCTAATAAATTTATAGATGAAATAGACGACATTTTGTCAAGAAAAAATTTAGAAGGTTTAGAATTTACTAAATTTAGAGGTTTAGAAGCTGGGGCAAGACCTAGAAAAAAACTTTTAGAAGCCGCCGATCAATTAAAAGAGAAAAGAAAACTTTTTGCTTTAGGTATGAAAAAATTTGATGCTTTAGAACATTCTTCGATTATGAAAGATATAGCTAATACTGTAAGAAACAATAAACCTGTAGATGCTTCAAGGATGCAATCTAGTATTTTAAAACCTAATGCACCTGAACGACTTACAAGTTTAAAAAAGGTTTTAGACGATCAAGCAGATAGAATGAACAAAACTAGCAGGGCTGGAACACCCAAAGTAGAAAGTCAATATGAATTTTTGCGTTCTAAAATGGCAGGCGAGTGGTTAAAAGAAAATATTGACAATGCTGTTATGGCAAAAAATGCCAATGAGTTTAGTGGAAAAGCTTTTGCTAAAGCTTATAGAAAATTAGGTACAACAGCAGACGAATTGTTTGGCCCTAAAGCGGCTGAAGTAAAAAAATTAGTAGAACAAATGGATGCTTTATCTTTAAAAAGTGTAGATGAAAGTGTTATAGGAGTTTTAGAAGAAGGAAAAGTATTTGCTGATGATGGAATTAATTTATTAAGAGGATTGTTAAATAAAAGAAAAGATTTAAATAAATTTCAAAAAAATAATTTAATAAATAAATTAAGAAATGGTACTTTAGATGATGTAGAAGCGGCGGCATATATTAATAATCCCGCTACTAAAGCTTCTGATGTAGAAAAAGTTATGGCTTATTTTACCGATGACGCTAGTAGAGAAGTCCTTAAAGGCTCCTATATGGATAATTTAATAGGGGATTTTGATGCAAAATTTTTAACAGATCCAACTCAATTTAGATCATTTGCTGACAGATTAACAAAAAATCAATCTAAAAATGCACAAATTTTTGGCGATGAGATGGCAAAAGATATGGCTCAATTTGGTAAAATTTTAAAATTTAATGCTAAATCTGCTGAAGGAGGAGAATTAATAGCGGCGACTATAGCGGCAAATCCTTTACAAAATTTAGGTAGATTAGCAAAATTTACTGCTTTAGGGAGAATGTTTTCTTCTCAGGTATTCTATAAAAACTTTAAGAGAGATTATAAACGTGCAATAGATAGTGGATATAGAGAGCCATTAGCGTTCAGTGACGTATTTACAAGATTATTAACTCAGTTTACGGGACAGGCTTCTAGTCAGGGTATTTCAAAAGAAACTGACAGAGTTAAAAATTTAATAACTAATACTGCAAAAGCTAATATGAGGCCCAAAACACCAGCAAGAACACCTACAAGAAATACTCCTGTGCCTGATGTTAAACCCGGTGCTTTAAGTAATTTACCTTATAAAGTAGTTCCTCCATCCCCACTAAGTGCTAAAACTTCTATACGTCAAAGAGCGATGGGAGATCCAACAGTAGCGGCTACGTTGCTTGGTGGCCTTGGTAGTGCAGATTTATTAAAACCTTAATCGTCTTCGATTACAGAGTCATGCGCCGAAGAAATACCGTATCTTGATGTTGATGAATTAGTCGCTAGTTCTTTGTATGGCATAGGCTTAACCTCTGCGTAAGCTTGATCTACAAGCCTAGAAAGCTGTCTTCCTATTGATCTATCTTCTACGTCAGCTACATGGACAAGTTTGTCATATGCGCCTAAAGTAAGGCTTACAGATTTATATTTAAGCGGATTTGGCATAATAAGGAGTCCTTTTTAAAAAATGTTAGTAAAAGCACCATATAATCCCAGAAGATTTGGGTCAAGGTCTAAATACAATAATAAAAAGGTAACGATTAACGGTATAAAGTTTGATTCTAAATGGGAATCTGAGCGTTATCTTTATATAAAGGCGCTTGAAAAAGCTGGAACAGTAAAAGATTTAGAACTTCAAGTTCGCTTTGCACTAGAAGTAAACGGAGAAAAGATTTGTACTTATATTGCGGATTTCAGGTACAAAAAGCAAGATATGAACGGCAATTGGACACAAATTGTAGAAGACGCTAAAGGCGTTGAAACACCTGAGTTCAAATTAAAAAAGAAGCTGATGAAAGCCTGTTTAGGTATTGAAATATATTTAAGTAAAAAAACCTCTTGACATAAATAGTACATTGTGGGACAAATGTGTCCGTGAACAAAACTAATATAAAGGAGGTCATAAAATGGATGGCATTGAGCTATTCGATAGACGTGAAGAATTACGCTTTGTCGTAAAAGATCTAAACGCAGAATTAAAAGAAATTGATGAGAAGTTAGAAGATTTGTTTCTAAAGAAAGCAAGAGATACTTTGCGTTCTGAAGGCAAAGACTTCGGCACAGCTACTATTTCAGAAGGCAACATTAGGTTTAAAATTAACATTCCTAAAAAAGTAAAGTGGGACAACGATAAGTTGCAAAAAGCGTTTGAGGAAATGAACCCAGACGATGCTAATCACTTTGCAAAGGTAACATTTTCTGTAGATGAGCGTGTTTATACTGCGGCTCATAAGAAGATTAAGGATATGTTAGAGCCATGTCGTGTTACTGAAATGGGTAAATTTAAAATCGATAGAATTGAAGAGGAGACATAAGATGTCAAGTGGACTAAAAATTATTTCTGCTGATGAACGCATGAAAGAAAAGCGTGGTCACAAGATTGTTGTGTGTGGTCAGAGTGGTGTAGGTAAAACTACACTCGCTCGAACACTCGACTCCGACAAGACTCTATTTATGGATTTAGAAGCTGGTGATGCCGCAATCGAAGGATTACCAGTAGATGTCATTAGACCTAGAACATGGACAGAGTGTCGTGACTTTGCGTGTTTCTTAGGTGGCAGTAATCCATCTCTTGCAGAAGACTCTGTGTTTGGTCAAAAGCATTTTGAATATGTATCGGCTCAATATGGTGATCGTGAAGCGATGATGAACAAGTACGATACTTTGTTTGTCGATAGTATTACGGTTGCAGGTCGGTTGTGTTTTCAATGGTGTTTACAGCAACCAGAGTGCAAGTCAGATAGAAGTGGTAAGTTAGATACTAGAGCCGCATATGGCTTGCATGGTCGTGAAATGATGGCTTGGCTAACACATCTACAACACATTCGTGAAAAGAATGTTATCTTTGTAGGTATCTTAGATGAGTACACAGATGACTACGGTAGAAAACAATATTCCCTTCAAATTGAAGGTGCAAAAACTGGTCGTGAAATGCCCGGAATTGTTGATGAATTAATCACAATGGCAATCTTGACTGGAGAAAATGGACAATTTCGTGCTTTTGTATGTAATCCATTAAATGAATGGGGTTATCCTGCGAAGGATCGCTCTGGCAGGCTTGAAACTCTCGAAGAGCCTCACTTAGGTAAACTAATCGCAAAGATGGGTAGTGGCAAACCACAGTCAGATAGACCGTTGGAATTTGTCGATCCCAAAACTCAAAATATGGAAAAAGGAGCTAATGATGCTGAATCTAAATAATACGCCTGTTGACGAATCAACAAGAGAATTTGAACTCATTCCACACGGAACTGTAGTTCGTGCAATCATCTCACTAAAACCCGGAGATATGGAAATCCCTGAGTTTGGTAGAGGTAACTGGTTTAAAAAGTCAGTCAATACTGGAGCAAAATGGGCTCAGTTAGAATTAACTGTGTTTGGTGGGCCATATGACCGTAGAAAAGTTTGGGATAATATCTTTGTAGACGGTGATAAAATGGGCCAAAGCGGTATCCCTGTGGCTAAAGAGATTGGTCTAAGAACTCTTAGATCTATTATCGAAAGCCATAACAACCTTGATCCTGCGGATATGTCCGAAGCGGCACAGTCCAAGAGACAAATCTCAGGTATCGACCAGTTGAATGGCATGGAGATCTGTGCTAAAGTTAAGGTCGAAAAAGGTACAAATGGGTACGCGGATCAAAATAAAATTTTAATAGTTCTTACTCCGAACTCAAAGGATTTTATTTCTGGTGGTGCGGCTCCTATTACGAGCCAAGCCCCTCAACCGCAGGCCACAGCAAGTGGGCCAGTTCCTGATTGGGCTAGATAAAAGGTTAAATGTGAGTGGCTAAGGTGTTTATGACCACGCCGATTCACACTCTGACGAGGGGCAGAGTGCCACAAACCCCTCACCATTCTCTCCACTCCAACTAGAGGTTAATTATGATACTAAGGCCATATCAAGATGTAGCGGTATCAGACGCATCGAAAGCACTAAGCGATAGAAAAAATACGATTGTTGTTGCGCCTACAGGTGCTGGTAAAACAATCATGCTCTCTGCGTTAGTTGGTAAAAGATATAAAAAAGGTAATCGTGTCCTAGTTCTTCAGCATCGTGACGAGCTTGTAGAGCAAAACATGATAAAGTTTAGCAAAATAAACCCAGATATTAAAACAAGCATTGTTAATGGCTCTGTAAAGGACTGGGATGGTCAGGCGGTTTTCTCTATGGTTCAGACATTATCAAGGGATAATAATCTGGCAAAAAGACCTAAGTTTGACATGGTTGTAATTGATGAAAGCCATCACGTCGCCGCAGAAACATATCAAAAAGTTATTAATGCTGTGCGAGATGACAATGAACACTCAGAGATTGTTGGCTTTACAGCTACGCCAAACAGAGGTGACAAGAAAGCATTAAAAAGTGTATTTGATAATTGCTCACATCAGATTGAGCTAACGACACTTATTCGAGAAGGATTTTTAGTTCCACCAAGAGCATACGTTATTGACGTTGGTGTTAAGGACAAACTAAACGAAGTTCGTAAACTAGCAAACGACTTTGATATGGAACAAGTCGATGCCATTATGAACCGAACTGTTATTAATCAGCGAGTAGTTAAAGAGTGGATCGATAAGGCAGGGGATCGAAAGACAGTTGTGTTTTGTTCTACAATTAGTCATGCAAATGCGTTGCTTGGTGAGTTCTTGGCTGAAAATATAAATGCAGAAGTTGTAACAAGCGAAACATCCTCAACAGATAGATCACAGATTTTGCACGATTTAGAGTATGGTGACGTTCAAGTAGTTGTGAATGTAGCTGTTTTAACTGAGGGATTTGATGCTCCACCAGTATCGTGCATTGTTCTGACAAGGCCATGTTCTTACAAATCCACAATGGTTCAGATGATTGGCAGAGGTTTGAGAATCATTGATCCAGAACTATATCCTAATATGATTAAAAAAGACTGTGTTGTTTTAGACTTTGGAACAAGCATTATGACACATGGCGTTTTAGACGAAGGCGTTAATCTTGATGGTGGTGAGGAAAACGGTGAGGGATTAGCTCCTACAAAAGAATGTTCTAACTGTGGCTGGGTTATCCCTCAGAACTCGCGTGTATGCCCAAACTGTGGTCATGCGTTCGAGAGTCAAGATAAATCTGAGTTACATGATTTTGAGCTCACTGAGTTTGATCTTATGAAACTGTCTCCGTTTAGGTGGATTGACATATTTGGTAACGGTTCATGCATGATGGCTACTGGATTTGACGGATTTGGAATAGTCGCTACTATAGGTGATAACTCAATAGGGCTTGTAAAGGCCCAAAACAAGCGACTGAAGGCTGTTGCCATTGGTGGTAAGGTACAGGCTACATCTGCCGCTGATGACTTTCTAAGGGAAGTTGAGAGCAGTAAGGCCGCTAACAAAAGTAAGAGATGGTTAAATGACAGGGCTACGCCAAAACAAATGGAACTTTTAAGAAAGAATAATGTTGAAATTAGCTTCATGGATTTTTCATGGACAAAATATAAGGCGGCATGTTGGTTAAATTATTTGTGGAATAAAGATGGAATCGATAAAATGGTTAAGGAAATGGGTTATGCTGAGAAATGATCTTCTAAATTCGGCTAAAGAAAAGATTAATGTTGATAGAGCTGATGTCTATGGGGACGCTAAGTTAAATCATCAGAGAATAGCAGATGGTTGGAACGTCATTATAAACTCTGTTGATGGAGACATTAATGAAGGTCATGTGGCTCTAATGATGGACTGGGTTAAAACATCCCGGTTATTATCGTCAATGGATCATAAGGACAGTTGGGAAGATAAAATTGGTTACTCTGCTTTAGGCGGTGAATTTATGGTCAAGGAAGACGATAATGCCGAGAGTTAAGTTGAATTTTTTTTTGGTAAGCGAAAGTGATGAGGGTGAGATATTCACAGATCAGTTTAAAATGATTTGTTTTGTAAAAAATCCTAATGATGACATGGAATGTTTTGATCGTGTAGATGAAGTTGTTATAGAACATATAGATCTTTGCGAAAATCAAGTTATCTTTGGCGGTTGCTTTTATTCTTCTAAACCAGATCTTGATCCAAAATATTGGGATATGATTACGTTTAAAGATAGAAATATACACAATAAATATAGTGATAGAGATTATCATCATCTTATTAGCTTATATACACCTGATGAATTTATTAATAAATTTAAGTTATTTCCTAAAACAAAATTTATTAACCAAAGCAAAAAAAACTTACATTAAAGGGGGAACATGACAGATATATTTTTAGAAAAACCAAATCCAATGAA